TCAAATCGCTCCTTCCGGGAACTGAAACCGTGCCGCAATGCGCCGTGCCCACGGCTCCGACAGCGGGCTTTCAAGCACCCCGTGCCCCGTGTAGGCATGGATGAGACGCGCCTCCGGTCCTGCGCTGCTTTGAATGCCAAGGTGTTTTGCCACCGATCCATCCCGCATCCGGAACAGCACCACATCCCCCGCCGCCGCAGCCCCCGGATCCTTTCTGACCAGCCAGCGATGACCCGCCGCCATCAGGTCTTCGCGCCCTTCGGCCTCTGACCAATCGGGCGAATACGCCGGCACCAGTTCAGGCTCCGCGCCCATAACCTCGCGCCACACGCCCCGCAGCAGACCCAGGCAATCCGTGCCCACGCCCTTGGCCGACGCCTGATGCACATACGGCGTCCCGATCCAGCTTCGCGCCTCACCCACCACCCGCACGGCAAGACGCGTCATTCCACCATGCTCCCGCCATCGTTCGCCCGTCGCGAGGATGGGAACGCCGAAAGCCAATCCTCACCCGGAATATGCGGAAAACCACGAAAATTCAGATAGTTGTCGAATTTCACACGGCACGTCGCAGACCGCTTGTCGCAACCCGCCTCAAGCCGGACCATATCGCCAGCCCGAACCTCCAGCCCGAAGGCCTGCCAAAGCTCGATTGTCCTTGCCGTCTCGCCAATCCGGTCCGTCTTGATCAGGCCAACCAGCCCTGCTGCGTCCCCGCTCAGAACCACCATCCGCCCGCGTTCGAACCACTGGTTGCCAAATCCCGCAAAGCCCGTGAACCGCAGCAGTTGGCGGTTCTCGATCACCTCCACGCGCCGCTCGCTCGCATATGTCGGCAAGGAAAGGTTGACCCCGCACTCCCGGTCCCCCAGCAGGGCTGAACACTCGCGCTGATAGACACGCCCCCGTGGTTGGTTAAGCGCCTCCGAAAGGCCACGCAGCTCGGCCCGAAACGCCCCCCCGGCCCGTGCGATCTCACCGAATGTTCCACGGAACTGCAAAACCCGCTCCGCCACATTCGCCCAGTTCACCAGCCATGACCGAACTTCCGCCCCGTCAAACCGACCCGCCATCAGGTCTTCTTCACGGATCGAGGCATCGTTCAGCGCGCCCACCGCTTCCGTATTGTCAATCGACAGACCCGTCGACTGCTGCAAGGCCTTGGCCGTAAGCCCCGAACTCGCCCTGAAGGTCATCCCCTCGAAAACCAGGTCCAGGTCGTGATCCGTAAAGCCGAACGTCTCGCCGTCCGACCGCTTCACCGACCATGCCCGGCACAGCGTGGTGGCCCCGCTGGCCAGATGTGCATAAAGCCCCTCGGTGTCCCGGCTCATAGCCTCACCTCGATCACCGGCACGGACGGCACTTCACCCGCCTGAAAGGACTCCACTGATGTCTGTATCCGGTCGGAATCGAACCGCACTGGCACGTCGAACTCAAAACCCGCCGTGATCGCCACCCCGACATCCGGCGGCTCTGCGAAACGGATCTCTCCCGTCTTCGCGTCCAACTCGTATTCCAGCGTTTCGATCTTCGGATCGCCAGCCACCGCCACCAGAACCGTTCCCGCCACCGGCTTGACCACCGGCCTGATGTAGCTTTCGGTCCCTGACAGATATGTCTTCTGCAGGGCAAAAACTGATCGCTGGCCGTCGCCTGTCCCGATGATCTGGTCCGTCGGCTGCGGCGAGCGCGAGGCGGCACAGGACTTGTAATCCGCCCAGTCCTTCCACCGAAAGCCGTGCAACTGCCCTTGGCGCGCCTCGAAGAACGCAATCAACTCGCCCACGTCGTCCAGGCTGCGCAGCCCAAGACCAGCGTCATAGCGCCGCCGCGAATGCGCCCAGGGGCTGTTGCGTTCCTCGAACCCGTTCGTCAGCGCGACAATCTCGGTCCGCCGTTCCGGCCCGCCTAGTGATCCGAAACTCAACGAGGCCGGAAAGCGCATTTCATGAAAAGCCATTGTCGGTCCCTACCTGTTCCGTTGTCCGCGCGCCAAAGCCCGCGAGGCCTGCGCCGCGATCTGCCCCTGGCTGCGCTGAAAACCCTGCACATCCGGTGTCGTGATGTTCATCACCACCGTCACGGCCCGGCCCCCACCCCCCGCCTGAACCCCAAGCCGGCCATCCGCCCCCCGTGCAAGCGGCATGATCGCCTCCGGTCCCGCCTCGCCCATCAGACCGGACCCGCCACGCATCGGAAAACCTGTGGGCTGGGTCACGACTCCCCCCCGGGCAAAGGGTGTCACGCGCCCCTGCGAGAACGCGCCGCCATTTGCAAACGGCATAAGGCCGCCAAGGGCAGAGTTGATGCCTTGCGAAAACAGCCCCCCGACAGCCCCCTGAACAGGTTTCAGCGCCACGTCATAGACCGTGTCCGCCATGGTCTTCGCCACGTCTTTCAACGCATCCGACAGACGCATTCCGTCAAACACCAGCCCGTCGAACGCATTGCGCAACCCGCGTCCGATCCCGCTTGAAAGGCTGCTGACTTCGCGCCCGGTGAACAGCAGGCTTTGCTGCATCCGCGCCAGTTCGCCCTCGAACGCCGCCACCATCCCGGTCGTGCCGCCCAGAGTTGCCTCCAGCGCCGCCACCTGGTCTTGCAGATCCTCAATCTCGGTCATCGTTCATCCTTTCTTTGCGTCTCGTCCGGGAAAGCCCGCGCCAGCTCCTCCAGCCGCGTCCTCGTCAGCGGGGCCAACTGCACCCCCTCGCCCAGCATCAATCGCAACTCTGCCGGGCTCAGCCGCCAGAACACCTCCGGCACAAGCCCCAGACCTTGAACCCCCGCCCGCAGCATCCCCGGCCAGCCCAGCGGCTGGCTCATCCCTCGCCCGGCAGGGCGAACGCGCGTGCCAGCAATTCCGCCGCCACCCGTGCCGCCTCCACTGGTCCGCCCCCGATCTCTACTGTCCGCAGGTCTTCGGCCCGGCCCTGCCATCCACCGCCCCGCAAACCGGCCACGATCAACGCAAGAACATCCCGCGTCGAAAAGCGCCGCCCCTCGAAGCGCTCCACAAGATCAATCAGACTGCCGCTTTCCAGCACCGCCTCCAGCTCCGCCAACGCCCCCAGCGTCAGCTTTGCCACATGCCGTTTTCCATCCAGCTGAACCGCCACTTCGCTTGCCCAGGGGTTCGCCATCCCCTTACAGCGCCGTAAAGGTCAGCGCCCCGGCACTCGCCAGCGTCATCTCGTAGGTCGCCTCGCCATTGTGGTTTCCCGCATACTCCAGCGAGCTGATCTGGAACGGTCCCTCGATCACGCCAAAACTCGGGATGATCACCTGGAAATCCGGAACTTCGCCGTCAAAGAATACCTGCCGGGCCCGCCCGTCCGTGTTCGCATCCCGAAACACGCCAGACCCGCTTAACGAGGCTGACTTTACCCCCGCACCCCCCAGCAGTTCGCGCCAGCCCCCCTGGCTTTCCAGACTTGTCACATCAACCGTTTCCGCGTTGAAACTGATCCGCGTCGCCCGCAGACCCGCTACCGTCTCGAACAGACCTGCACCCGTCATGTCCAGCTTGATCAATAGATCCTTGCCGCTTTGAACTGCCATCGTCTTTCTCCATCTGCCAAAGATTGCCGACCCCTAGGGGTCAGTCCTGCACTCGCGCCCGGAACGTCATGTCGATCCGTCGCGCTTCGCCCTCGTTCAATCGCCGCGCAACCGCACGCTGGAACCGCAGGCTGACCAGCCGCCCCCTTTCGGGGCTCAAGGCCGCCCCGATTAGCGCGTCCGAAACCGCAACCGCCACCGTCTTTGCGGCAAGAAACCCTGCCGCGTCCGTGATCACGCTGATCATCAGCCAATGCTCCGCCCCGTTCCCCGTCTTGTCAGAGGCATCCACCGCATCCTCCGGCCCGATCAGAACGAAGGTGCCTGTTGCTCCTCCCGTTGGCGGTGCATCAAAGATCGAAACCCCGGGCATTTCCGCCACAAGGCGCTGATAGATCGCCGCCTGAAGTGCGGCCGCCACGCCATAGCTCATACCGGTACCTCCTCGCGTGCAAAGCAGGTCAAGAACTGTCCGCCCGCATCCCGTTCCGTCACCGCAAGGATGCGGAAAAGCCGCGTCCCATCCCGCAACCGCTGCCCGGCAACCGGCCGGGATGCCGCCCCCACGGCGGCCCCCCGCACCGTGATCCGGAAATTGATCCCCGCCGTCACCACTTCCTCGTTCGCGGCCTCAGTTCCCGCGCCCGGCTTCACCTCGCCCCAGAGCGTCCCCCTGACATTCCAGACCTCCTGGAAACCCCCCGCACCGTCCGGGGTGCGCATCTCGCCCTCAAGCACCAGTTTTCGCGACAGTTCTGGTTCCCTCACGATGCACTCCCCCCCAACACGCGAACCGTCCGCCATCGGTCAATCAGGCTGACCACCCCGAACGGAAGCCCCGCCGTCCCCAGCCCCGCCTGATGCCGATGCTCATAGAAGTCCGCCGAAAGCAGCATCACCGCGTGCCCCAGATCGGCTGGAACGGCGTTCCACGCGGCCCCGAATCCCGCCTCGAACAGCACCTCGATCCGCCCCCCGCTTGGCACTACCGGCAAGGCCGTGCCAGTCGCCGCCAGACGTGGCCGATGCATGTCCGTCACCAGCCGGTATCGTGCAGGATCGATCAACACGCTGCCCCCGATCCCATCGAACAAGGTGATTGAAACCACCTGCGATATCGGTGCCAGCGGAAACGGCTGGTCCGCCGCCGCCCTCCAATCCTCCAGCACCAGCCTGAACTGCCGCGTCAGCAGCGCCTTCCCGATCCGCGCCTCGATCGCCGCAATCGCCGCCCGCAACTGGCTTTCCAGCAGCGCGTCCTGAAATTCATCATCCGCAAACCCCGTCCCCAGACGCAGGTGATCCTTCAACCCCTGGATCGGCAGCGCCAAGGCCGCCACCGTCGCCATTTCCGTCAACATCATTGTCTCTCTCCCACTGGCCCCTGACGGTTCTTGATTGGGGGCGCGTGCCCTGCGCCGCTCGGACGGAGGGGGAAGCAGCTAGACGACGCAGCGGCCTTGCGACCACGGCACGCGCCCCCGGCCCCGGCCCCCAGATCACTTGGGGACCGGATCACGGCGATGCCTTCCTAGGACACCGCAACCTTCAGCAGCTTGATCGCCGCATAGTCCGAGATGTCGCCCCCGACCCGCTTCAGCGCATAGAACAGGACATGCGGCTTGGCCGAGAATGGATCCCGCAGAATGCGCACGTCAGGGCGTTCCGCGATCGTGTAGCCAGCGCTGAAATCGCCAAACGCAATCGGATGCCCGTTCGCTGCAACGTCCGGCATGTCTTCCGAGATCATCACCGGATAACCCAGCAGGCGTGCCGGTTCTGCGGCCGCCAGTCCGTCAGACCACATGAAGCGCCCGTCCGCATCCTTCATCCGGCGCACAGCCCCCGCCGTTTTGGAGTTCATCACGAACGTCGCATTCGCCCGGTAGTCCGCCGCCAGCGAATAGACCAGGTTCACGATGCAGTCGACCGTGTTGGTCGGTGCAAAATCGGCCGCGGCGCCCGTCGGGATGTATCCGATCGTGCCCCAGGTCCAGCTTCCGTTCGCAACCTTGCTTGGAAGCAGAAAACCCTTGGGCTTGTCCACCCCGTCGCCGTTCACGAAGGCAGCAGCCTCCGCCCGGGTAAACCGCTCCGCGATCTTGCCGGCCAACCAGCCTTCAACATCAAACGCACTGTCATCCAGCAGCCGCTGACTGGCTTTCGGCATCGCCGACAACTGGTGCAGGCGGATCGAGATACGCTCGATCAACGGTGTGCTGGTTTCTGTCATCGCCGTCGTTTCCGTGGCCCAACCCGAACCCACGTCCGAACGGTCGATCAGCACGTCAAACGACGTTGCCTCCACATTCACCACGTTCGCGATGCTGCGGATCGACGACGTCGAACTCAGCATCGACTTGATCGTGTCCGCCGTTTTCGGATCAATCAGGAACCCGCCATCCGCCGAAACGGATGTGCTCAGCGCCTTGCCCTCAAGGACAAGACCGCGAAGCCCATCGTCGTCCCCCGTCCGCAGATAGGCGTTGAACGCCTTCGTGTGCGGCACATCCAGTTCGGCCGTAGCCGAAAGCGTCGGGCGCCCGTAGATCATTGTCTTGCGGTCCAGCATGGCCAACCTCTCGTCTTGTTGTTTCAATGCAGTCTTGATCTCGACCTGAAAGCCGTCGAACTCGCTCAGAAATCCGGTCATCGCGGCGCTCGCCTCCGCACCCGGTTGCTGGGCTTCGGACATACCTGTCCCGCCCCGTGCCTTACGCTCGGTCATTGTCATCATCCTCAGGTTGCTGGTGTCAGATTGCTGGTGTCAGATTACTGGTGAACGCCCGCGACGCCGCTCAGCGTCGGGCGAGAGAGCGGCGCGCCTCCCCGAATGCTTGCGCCAGTACGGCCCAGGGTTCGGCCAACAGATCGCTCTTGGCCGCCACCCGCGCCTCAAGAAGCATCGGAAAGGTCACAAGCGACACCTCCCAAAGCTCCAGCTCCGACAAAAGGCGCTGCCCCTTGCCATCGCGTTCCGCCTTTACCGTGCGATAGCCGATCGACAACCCGTCAATGGCCCCCGCCCCAAGCAGCGCCGCAGCCTCCCGGCCCCGCGCCACATCCGGCAGGATGCGCCCCTTGACCCACAGGCCCGTCGCGTCCTCGCGCACGTCTTCCCAGACCCCGATCGGTTCGCCCGGATCGTGCTGCCACAGCATCTTTATCCGCCGCCCCGCCTTTGCCATCGCCGCAAGGCTCGCCCGGTACGCACCCCGCTGCACCACATCGCCGCCTTGATCACGCTGCCCGAAGACCGACGCATACCCTTCGATCGTCAGCCCGTCCGTGATTTTCAACCCCGCCTCTGGCTGCAAGAACTTGCGCTCCGGCGCGCCAGAATTGTCTTGGTATCGCATTTGCTCACCTCACCATCGCCGCCATGATCGCCTCGGCCCCCTGCGCCAGCAGAAAGGCCGCAATCCCGTAAACCCCGACCCAGATGCGTTTTTCCAGACGCTCCAGCGTGTCCTCGATCTGTCCCAGCCGATACGCAAGGCCAGTCCAGCGTTCCTCCGCCACGCGCTCGTTCGCCTCGACCCGCGCCGCAGTCGCATCGAAGCTGTCGTACAGATAGCGTGACCCCCCCTCTGCCCGCCGCACCGTCATTCCGATGCCTGCAAGGGCGGAAGCCCCAATGCCACCCGCTTTTCGGCCTCCGTCAGAAAGTCCGCAGCCCCGACCCGCGCCCATTGCTGATCCCGCTCCACCGCAAGCGCCGGCACCTGGTCCAGGTCGGGGCGCAGTTCCAGCGCCTCGCCACTGAAACCCGCCAGCCAGTGTGACAGGGTGGCCGTCACCTTTGCCACCAACGGCACCACCGTCAGTCGATAGAAGGCCCGGTTCGCCTCCTGGTAATTCGCGTAAGTTGCGTCGCCGGGGATGCCCACCAGCATCGGCGGCACCCCAAAGGCGATCGCGATGTCCCGTGCTGCCGCCTCTTTCGTCTTCTGGAATTCCATGTCCGACGGGCTGAACCCCATTGGCTTCCAGTCCAGCCCGCCTTCCAGCAGCATCGGCCGCCCCGCATTGCGTGCGCCCTGATGATGCGCCTCCATCTCGCCCAGAAGCCGTTCATACTGCTCCGCACTCAGCGACGATTGCCCATCCGCCCCCCGGTACACGATCGCCCCCGATGGTCGTGCCGCATTGTCCAGCAGCGCCTTTGACCAGCGGCTCGCGGCCACATGAACATCGATCGCCACTGCCGCCGCTTGCAACGGGCTGAAACCATAGTGGTCGTCCTGCGGATGGAACGTCCGGATATGACAGATCGGCTGCACTTCGTCCGTCATCGCAAACCGGTGCGATTTCGCCCCCACCGCATAGTCGTAGGCAACCGGCCAGCCGTCCGCTCCGGGCACCACCGCCATCCGGTCACTGCGCAGCACATGCAGCTCTCCCGGCAGCGCCCCGATCCCCGCCACAGCCTCCACATAGGCGTTCCCCGACAGCAGCAACTGCCCATAGATCGCCTCGAACAACTCCGCCCGACCCTGCATCGCATTCGGCCGCGCCATCAGCGTCAGCAGCGGATGCTGGTCGTAGCGCCGCCCCGCGTCCTGCAAGACAAGCGGCAAGGCCGCTGCCGCCTCCGAAATCAGCTTTACCGCCCTGAACCCGATCGGATTTCCCAGGAACCCCGTCTTCGTAAGCGACACCACGTCCCGCGCGCTCCACGCCACCCGTCCCGATCCCGAATAGGCAATCACCGGACCCGTCGCCGACGCCTTCAACTCCGGTGCCGCCGCCTGTTTTCGCCGCAAAAACTCGAACGCCATCCCCGTCTCCCTCTTTTCGTGGCCAGCGCCACATGCCAGGATTGCCCGGACAAACCGGTTTCTTTCTGGCCCAAATATCCCCGCCGGAGGCTTCCGAAGCCGCCTCCAGATCACCACCCAACCCTACCGGTCACCCTCTGAATTCCCTGTCACCCCGGCGCACGCTGATCCCGCAACACTTGGGGGGGCCGTCCTTCGTTCTCACACCGGCATGTCCCCGCCAGACTTCGGACACCCGCTTTGCACCATGCGATGACCCTAGCGTCACCAGCTGAACGCCCCGTCACCCCAGCGCGCGCCGCACCCGCAACACTCCCCGCCGAAAGACCAACCCCGGCCCAAACCCTGCACAGAAACAGCCGCCCACACCCCTACAGCGTCCGCACCTGCGGCCGCGACCACGCCTGTGCAGGCTCGATCATCAGGTCCGTCAGGGCCCAGACCAGCGCGTCCACCCGGTCCGGGCTTCCCTTTCCCTCGTAGCCCGTCACCGTCATCCGGCACATCTGATCCTCCAGCCGCCCCAGGCCCCGCACGTGTGCCACCCGCCCCTGTTCGTACAGTGCCGCCACAGGCTCTGCCCGCGCCGTCTTGCCCTTCGACGCCCGTACCGCCCTGAACGGCACCAGCGCATCCACTTGCCGGATCACGCTTTGCACCATGTCCCCGCCCTGGTTCACCTCGGCCACCAACCGGTCCGCCCCATGCTTTCGCATCGCCGCAATCGCCGCCCGCGCCCAGGTGTCAGGCGATGCCCCCGCCACGCTCGCATCTTCCAGCACCACCGCCCGCCACGTCTGCGGCGGACCGTCGGTCACCGCACCCACCACCAGGATCCCGCATTCGTCCGACCCTGCATGTCCCGTCACCGGCGGGTCCACCGCTACCACGATCCGGCTCAACTCCGGCACCGCCTCGATCCGGCACCCCTCAAGCGCCGATGTCGTCCAAAGCGCCCCTTCCGCATCCTCCAGCAGCACCCCCTCCAACTCCTGCCGCCCCAGCCGCGTCCCCGCATACCGCGTCTGCACCTCCTCCAGGAACGATGCCGCCAGATACGCCCGGTTCGCCTCGGTCGGCGCGTGCGTCACCATCGTCGACGGGTTCTTCAGGATCGCCTTCAGCACCCCCACATTCCGCGGCGTCGTCGTCACCACCTGCCGCGGGTTCGACCCCAGCCGCAGGGAAAACTGCAACTGATCCCACGCCTCTTCCCCCCGCTTCCACTTTGCCAGCTCGTCCACCCAGGCTGCATCGAACTGCGGCCCACGCAAGCTTTCCGGCTCATGCGCTGAAAACACCTGCGCCACCGCCCCGTTTGCCCAGATCAGGCGCTTGCGCCCTGCCTCCCATTCCGGTCGCCGGTCGGGCGGGCTGCACGCAAGGATCCCGCTTTCGCCAAACACCATCACTTCGCGCACCTGCTCGATCGTCTCCCCCACCAGCGCCACCCGCGCCGATCGCCCCTTGTCCAGCGGCCTCGCGCCCTCGACCTCGGCCCGCACCCATTCAGCCCCTGCCCGGGTCTTGCCAGCCCCCCGCCCCCCCATGATCACCCAGGTTTTCCAGGCCCCCTCCGGCGCCAGCTGATGCGGCAATGCCCAGAACTCGAACATCCACGGTAACGCCAGAAGTGCGGGCTCGCTAAGCCCCCCAAGGAACTCATCCACCACCTCCGGCGCTGCGGAGCTGAGCCAGCCTGCGCCCGATCTCAT